CGTTACGCTGCGCGGCGGTCAGCACGATCTCGGTCGGGCGGCCCGTGCCGCCCCTGTTGCCGGTCGGTGCACCGGTTTGCGGGCGGGCCGGTGCGGGCTTGTTGCGCTTGGGCGCCGATTTCTGCTATGACACTTCAAACCCCATGCCTTTGTCGAGATATTCGAAGAATTCCGGCGAATCGACTTCGATGCCCTCGGATATCGCAAGCTGCGCGAGCCCCTGCGCTTTGAGACCGGCTTTCTGATTGCCCTCGATATGCTGGCGATGCTTGATGAGCCATTCCCGCGAGGGTTCCGAGAACGACTTGAGACTGGCCACATACGGGTCATCGGCCGGCCGCTGCTGCTCGCGCGGCTTGGGCTTTTTGCGCTCCTCAACCTCGGCCGCCATCTCATCGGCTGCAAGCTCGAACCGGTCTTGATCCTGGATCGCCTTGCTTAGTGCCGCGGTCGCCTTGGCGACGCCCTTATGGTCACCGGCGGCACTGGCCAGTTCGATGGCTGCCTCGGCATCGATCGCGCGCTGCTTGGCACTGTTGAGCGCCTGTGCGAGCACTGCCTGCTGCGAAACGGCGGTGTCGAGATCGCTATCGGCGGCCTGCTTACGCAGGCGCTCATTTTCCGCCTGCATCTCGGCAAGCTGCCGCTGCATGGCGGTAAGCGCGGGCTCGGTGTCGTCGCCGGGGTCTTCTTCTTCCTCGGCGGGCTCATCCTCGGTATCAACCGGCGGCTCGTCGTCTTCCTCGACCGGTTCCTCGATCACCGTGATGTCGGGATCATCGCCAAGCGTGGCAAGTTCCTCGGCGGTCGGCATCACATCGGCAGTTTGGCGCGCAGCATACAGCGCCGCGCCGCCTCCCCTGCTGCCTCGTTTCTCACCCATGAGATCACCAGATGCTTGACGGGTCAGCGATCACGCCGACAATACTGTCATCGTTGATAAAGCGGCAGTGCACGCCCTTGCCGGGCTCGACGGCCAGACCGCAATCCCACGTGTCGCTGGCACGGAAAAATACCCAATCGCCGACATTGGGGATGCCGTGCTCGGCGGCAACCTTGGCATAAATGTCATCCCAATCATCGCCGGGATTGTTTCGATGCGTTGCCCGCGCTTCCTCGGTGACCTCATCGAAATCGAACGCAAGCGGGCCGATCTTGAGCACCAAGCCGACTTTGCCCTGATACTTGCTTTCGTCGATGCGTGATTGCGGCTTGAGGATGCCGCCGGCGGTCACCTCAGCCTCGACGTACGTACACACCAGCACGCGGTTCCGCAGCACGCGGATGCCGTCGAGCTTGGGGGTGAGGTCGGCGAGGATGGCGGCCTTCTGATCTGCTGGCGTTACGCAGCGCGCGTAACGGTTCGTGTCAATCTGCATCTTCCACCTTTTTGACGATTCCGGGCAGCGCGCCCATTATGTCCTTTAACGCCTGGCGGTATGCCTTGCGCTTCTCGAAGTGCTCGGCGGTCACTTGCCCGTCGAGGATCTCTTTGCCGCGCTCGTCAATCTGCTCGCGCAGCCATTTTGTCAAGCCCGCCTCTAACTTGCGCGCGGTGCTCATTTCTCAATTCTCGCCTTGCGCAAGCGGCCCTTGCCGCCCGCCGCGCCGCCGCTGGCATTGGTGAGCTGCTTGCCGACCCGGCCGCCGCGCTTGAAGCCCGCAGGTGGCCCGCCCGCGCCCATGGCCTGCATTGCGGCTGCGCCAGCCGGGGGCATGCCCGCCGGGCCGCCAGGAGGTGCAGGGGGCGGCGGGGGAGGGGGTGCGGGAATTGGGGCAGGTGCCGCACCCGGCATGGCACCGGCCGGGCCCGGCTGCGCGGTGATGATGTTGATGGTGGTCTTGCCGCCCGCGCGCTTGGTGGCGACCCGGCCGCCGTCGGCGTAGCAGCGCCCGCCGCGCTCATACTTCGGCTTGATGCCCTTCTTGATGTCGCTGTACTTGCTCATTTGGCCTTGCCTCCTGGCGCGGGCTTGGGTTTCATCTTGGCGACCGTGACCGCCTGCTTGCGGCTCGCCTCGCCTTCCTTGGCTTGGTGCTGCCTGTCGGCGTCGCCCTGTGCCGTCTGGTGCTCGCGGTCCGCATCGGCCTGCTCGTCGGCCTGCTGCGCCTTGTAAAGCTCGAGAGCACCTTTTTGCGTGCGATCTTCGGCTGCCCCCTGCTCGCGCGCCTCGACATCGGCCATTTTGACCTCGGCATTAAGCCGCGCAATCTCCTCGCGCGATTTGATCTCGATTTGCTTGATCTGCGCATTGAGCGCGGCGATGCGCTCCTTGGCAGCGGTGTCGGCGATTTTGGTCTTGGCGACCGTCTGCGCGATGGCCAGCGATGGGTCGGGCGGCAGCGCGTCGGGTGGCGGCGGCGGGGCAAAGAACCGCTCGGGGTCTTCGATGCCCATCACCGTCATCGCGTACTTGTCGACCTCATAGCCGTTGTAACGCTCGGGCGCACGGTCGGCCATCTGCACCACACCTGATGCTTTGAGCAGCCGGTGCATCTGCGTTGGTGTGTTCGGGTCGGCGACCGGCGTGAGCTTGTAGTTGTCGATGGCGTCGAGAAGCTCTTGCTTCTCCCACGGGTCGTCGTCGTCGGCAAACGCGCGCACAAAGCTGTCGGGATCCTCACGAATTAGTTCGATCATGATTTCGAACTCTTCGCTTTGCGACTGATGCCCGCGCATGTGAACGGCGCTAATCATTTTCGCCGCCTGTTCGAGCATGGCGAGCGTCGTGCCGACGGGTGCCTCGGCCTTTCCCTCGGCGAACGGGGTGTTAGCCGTGCCGCCGACCCGCGCCGCGGTGTCGCCAATGTCCTTGGTAAACGCCGGGAAGGCCGGGCCGAACTCCTTGTATGGTAGCGGCATGATGCTGTTGCGGATATCATCGCTGCCGCCGATGTCGACGCCCGCGCCCTCACCCGGCGCGACCCGGAAATTGTTGTCCATCTGCCGGTCGCCCTGCTTGGCGTACAGGAAACCGGGAAAATTAGCGAACATGCCGTTGTCGAGCATGATGCGCCACGCCGCGGTCAGCGCGCTCGTGGTGTTGGCCAGCACGCCGAGCAGCCCGGTGCTGTAGAAACCGAACATCGGCAGGAACCGATAGGCCACGAACCGGCGGCGCTCCTTGAAATTCTCGTCGCCCTTGCGCCAATTGCGCCGGATTTCCAGCACGGCCCGGCTGTCATGCTCAATCGTGACGATGTAGGGCCGTGGCAGCCCGGTCGGCTCACCGTCCTCGACATGCAGATCACCTGGCATGTCGCGCTCGCAGCAAATTTCGTAAACCGTGTATTCCGCGTCCTCAACACGGTCGCTGTTCGGCTTGATGCCCGCAACGCTCTTGGTCTTGCGTTCGATTTCGGTGATGTTGTCGGTGGGCGTTTGCAGATCGACCTTGCGATACGCGCCGACATACATCATACGCGCCATCACGCTCTGCCGTAGCTTCGTGCGGTGCGTCTTGCGCCCAACGTCGGATAGGCTCTTGGCATCGTTCGATACAATGAGGTCACCGGGCTGCACGCTATCGCTCACCGGCGCGCGCCGCAGCGGGCAGTGGAACACCTTTTTGAAGGTGATGCCGCCGTATCCCCACTGAAAGAACATTTGATCGGTGTCAGGATAGTATTCCGGCCGCTTCTTGGTCAGGTAGCGATTGAACGCCTTTTCCAGCTTGGTCGCCTGCGCGTCGGTGATGGCCGTCTCTTTGCCCTGATTGTCGATCTTGACCGGCCCGGTTGCGGGCAGCATTTCGGCCAGCGCGTTCGACGAGAACATGATGCAGGTTTCGAGCAGCACCGGGTGATCGACTTGGCTCACGCCCTCGCCGCTGGCGTCACCACGCGGCTGCTTGACCTCAGTGCCGAGCAGCGACATGCCGCGTTCGTAATTGCCCATCCACACTTTGCGGCTTTGGATGTCGGCCTCAACGCCTTGCAGCAGATCCTCGGCGATGATCGCGAGGTCGCTTTCGTTCATATGCTCGGCGATATTGGCATAGAACGCGTCGTCTTCATCCTCAGGCTCTTCGGTATCCTCGCGCGTCAGCAGCTCGGGGCCACCAAAGCGGATGATGACCCCGCCGTCACCGGTTTCAATTTCCTCATAATCCGCATCGATGGGCTCGGCGGCCTTGGGCTGCTCGCGGATACGCTTGGTGCGCTCGCTCATGTTGGGCATGTTGGTCAGCGTGCCAACACCTTCGGCTGGCCGGGCATCGTTCTCGGGGTCGTATTGCGGCCATGCCATCTTTCACACCCTCATTTGCTGTGCTGGTCGTCGGGCATCGGGCAGGGGATTTCACGCACTGGTGTCTTGACGTGCTTACGCTCCTCGGCGGTGACCGTGCTGCCGAACGGTGTATCTTGCGCGGTCACCGTGTCCGTGTCGTTGCATACCGGGCATTTGGGTACCATCCTAACGGGTTGAACGCATTCCAGACTAAACCACGCGCCGCGCACCAGCACCCCGCCGTACGTCTTGCAGCGCGGCCCCTGGGATACCTGCGTCATCAGCAGGCCGACAAGCCCGACGGTGGCGAAAAAGCCGAAAATCTTGAGAAAATCCCCACTCATACCGGATACAGCGCCTTCTTGGCCTTGGTCTGCTTGCCCGCCCGCTGCGCGGCGCGGTATTGCCGCGTGCGAAGCACATCAGACGCTTGAAGAAAGCCGTGAACGCGGAGCCACCAAAGGGCTTGCGTCGCACTATCGGTGATGTCCTTGAAGCGCCCACGGGGGAAACTCGCCATTTCGTCCATTATCAGCTTAGCATAAGCTTTCGTCTTGATACACCATACCAAGCCTTCGGAAAAGACCGGCTGCACGCGGTTACCGCGCGCCAGCTTGTCGAGGCGGCCGGGGTCGACCATCTCAAGCGCCCACGCGTCGTGCTCGCTCTGCGTGATCAGCTCCTGGCCGATATGCTGGCCGCCGCCCTTGTTCTCGACGAGCAGCTTGTGCACCTTGAAGCGCTGGCACTCATAGCGCACCCACTGCACCACGCCCCACTGCGTCTCGGTTTCCTGCTTGTAATCTCCCCAGCTTTCGCCCTTGCGCTTCTTGCGCGCCGTGCCGTTGAGCAGCAGATGCTTGCGCCACGCAACGAGCAGAATGGCGGCCATTGAGCCATCGGGCGCCGAGAAGATGCCCCAACAGCTAAAGCCGCACGGGTCGTTTTCTTCCTTCTCGGTGAAAGCCGGGTCGAGGCTGGCGAGGATGAAATGCAGCTTGGGGAACGCGCCGTTCTTGATGTGCGGCTCGTAATCCTGCCAATAGGCGCGCTTGAACAGGCCGCCACCGCGCGGCTCGGGCCGCTGCTGATACTGCCCGACATAGACATGATCGCCGAGCATCATGATGTCGTCGATGGCGGCCGGCGGGAAGCGGTCGGGCCAAAAGTTCTCACCATCCTCGGTGCGTGGATCTTCCCAAAACGGGCTGTTGTCGCGCGCGCCGGGCAGATGCGTCACGCACCGGCGGTCTGCCTCGAAATGCAGCGGGATGCACAGGTGCACATAGCCGAGCTTTTCGGTGATGATCTCGCCCGCAACATCGGCCTCGTGTGTCCGCTGCATGATGGCGATGATGCTGCTGCGCTCCATGTTGTTAAGGCGGTTGCTCATCGCCTCCTTGAACCATCGGACCGTTTCGGGCCGCACGACCTCGGAATTGTCGTCTTTGACGTTGTGCGGGTCGTCGAGCAGCACGCAGTCACCACGCTCGCCGGTGCCAACGCCACCGACCGATGTTGCGAGCTTCCATCCGGTGAGGATGTTGCCGACCTTTTCCTTGCCCTGCTCGCGCAGGCGGAACTCGAACTCGCGCGGCTTGCCGTCCTCGCCGGTCACGATCCGGCCCCTGCCGTCGCGCCGCCAGACTTTCGGCCATAGCTCCTTGAACCGCGGGTGCTGCATGAGGATGAGCATCTTGTCGTTATCGCGGTGTGTAAGATGCGCCGCGTACGAGAAGCTCAAGAAGCGCTGCGTCGGCTTGCTGCCCGCCGTCCACTGCCAGACCGGAAAGAACACATTGCACAGTAGCGACTTCATGCTGCCCGGCGGCACGTTGATCAGCAGCTTGCGGATATAACCGTGATGCACCGCCTCAAGGTGCAGACACATCGCCTCAAGTGCCCATCCTTCCGCAAAGTCTTGGGATGGTTCCAGGATGTCCCAAAAGTAACGGATGAAGTGCAGCAGGCCACCGTGATCGCGCTGCCGCTTACGCTCACCACGCAACATCTGCTCGTGCAGCGCCATAGCGAACACGCGGCGGTCGCCGTATTCCAGTTCGAGGGACGCAAGCCGCTCGTCAAGCATTCACCGGTTGCCCTTCCCCCATTCGCACACGCTGCATGTGCCGCCCACATAGCCATGACGGCACCGCGGCTGCTCGAACACCTCGCGTGCCAGATCATGCCGCCTCATCTTCTCGGTCGAGCGCAGCTTTTGCCTGCGGCGCTCCTCGACCCATTGGTCAGCATGCGTCTGCTCAAGATGCCACTGCCATCGGCCACTAGCTGTGACGCACCGCTTCAATCGCCGCAGCAACTTCATGGATGCACCTCGAACATGTGACACGCACGTAACCATGCATGCAGATGTCGGCCTTTCCGATCACGCCTGCGCGCTCGACTTGCGGGACGTGCGCCACCTCCTGCGCCAAGGTCACACGGTTGTTGCCTTCCTCATCGGTGTCGACCCGATACAGGGGGTTTTGCGCAACTTCCAGCACGCACCGATGACACCGGCCACACGGCGTCCCAAGTGCATACGATCCGCGACATGCGGCAACCTTCTCAGTATCCATCGCCACCACCTCGCGCAGGGGCATACCGTTCGTGCAGCGCACCGGCATCGGGCAGCGCGTGGTCGGCATGCCGCCATCCCATCGCTGCACGCCCTTCTCGGCCCATTCGAGATCGACAAAATCGATGGTGTCGTTGGTATGTAGATCGCGCTTGGATGCGATGCGCACGGCTTCCATGGCGTTTAGTCCGGCATCGATTGCGCCGAGCGCATAGTCACCGCCGCTGCCGACGGTAAAGGGCGGCCCTTCCTCATCAAGATAGGGCAGCGCATGAATCACGCACCACACGCGGCGCGAGGACAGCTCGACAACAAGCATACTGCCATTGTCGGCCTTGGGCATCTCGGCGGGATCAGCGCCCTTCTCGTGCCATCTGATGAGGTCGTGAACCATCGCGCACCACAGGCCGCCCACCGCATAAGCAAAGCCGCCCTCGACGGTAATCTTGGGCTGCAACATGTTGCTCGGCGTGTTGTGCCGATGGGTGAGCGTGTCGGCCGCCAGATAGCGACCATCAAAGGCTATTGTCGTCATGCATCGCTCATATCGAACGGGGTTGCTGTCACACGCACCGGCCGTGTACCATTCGGCACGATGGTGATGCGATTAGGATCAAGAAACATTATCCGGCCACCCTCGAATTTGATGACGGCTTGCCCCTTTTCCTGCTCGACGATCACGAGATGCTTGCCGACGGGCAGATTGCGCACGTAGTCGGTCAGATCGCGGTCGGCAGCGTTGGGCTTACGTTTCTTCACGGCTGATATCCTCCCCTGCCTCAAGCATCTTTCGTTCGAGCGCCTTTTCCTCGGCCTTTAGGTCGGCGAGGTCGATCTTGCAATTGTCGATCCGCTCCCGCAGCACCGCCAGCTGCTGCTTGTTCGTCAGTCGCCGGGGCTGATTGCTCGTTCCCATGTTGCACATGCTCAATCACCTTTCCGTCGATAAATTTGCGGGTCTTGTCCAATAGATACCGCTCAAGCTTCTCGTCGTCCATATCGGTCAGCACCGCGCCGGGCAATTCGACGTTGGGCTGCACCGGCTTGCCGTGCGCCCGGTCGATGATAGCATTGATAGCAGCGACACGCCCTGATGCCTGCTGCATGGGATCTTCGGCGATCTCGACAAGCAGCTCAAGCATGCGTGGGGTAAGCGCCTTGGCGATCTGACGCACCTCACCTTGCGTCTTGGGTACGTCGCCCGATACGACCGTCACCGCCTGTTGAGCCCTAGCGCGCGCCTGTGCGCGCATTTCGGCAGCCTTCTCCTGCGCCGCTCGGACGCGCTCGGCACGTTCGGCAAGCTTGGCCTCGTGCAGTGCAGCTTGTGCCGCTTTCCTCTGTGCTGATTTCTCCGCACGCGTCGGCTGCGGAAACATATC